GTTAACCATAATACTTCATTAATTTCTCTACCAGCTGGAATAACATAAACTTGTTTACCAGCTTCTAAATCAACATAATCTTTTTTTAATTCCCATGGTCCGTTTTGTTGTAGACCTACTTGTTTTGAATAAGCATAGGAAAACTGACTTTCAAAATCGATTGACCTTGTAGTTAATGCGAATGCGATATCAATATTACTAGTATGTTGACCTAATAATGAAGCCCATTGGTGTTCTATTAACCATTCTTGAACATATTGAGCATAATCCTCAATTGAGATTTCCAATAATGTACATAATTGGTCCTCTGTTAATTCAATTTGTCTAACAGGTGCACCTAGTGAGTGTCTTACTTGTCTAAATAACCTTTCTTGTTCTGTTCTTTCTGCTCCCATGAGTTTTCTTTTTATATAAATATTAGAAATAATGGAAACAATTAGCCATCAGCATGTAATCTTTTAATTAATTCAAAACCTTCTTCTATTGTATTAAACGCTTTTTCTGGTACTAAAATATTTTTACCGACTATTATTGTTGGTACTGAACTATCCTTCGTGAATTCAACAACTTTAGTAAATTCAGCTACATTTTCAGGTAAATCTACGTTTATTTCTGAAAATTCCATAGCTGTTTCATTAATTAACCCAATAAGTTTTTTACAATACGGGCAATTATCCATTATATAAATTCTAATCATGGTTTTCTATTATTTCCATCATTGTTTCCATTATTTCCTCTTCACTAAATTCTCTTTCACCAAGTATTGTATTAATAATTTCTTTCTTTTTCTTTAATACACCCCATATCCTTGTTGATATAGTATCACTAAATAATTGATAATAAACAGTTACATTGTTTTTCTGCCCTATGCGGTAACAATTATGTACATTATATAACCCACAAACAAAAGAATGGTCATCATCTACTGATATATCATATACCATTTCCTCACCTCTTTTTGGTTTACTAATGTGTAAAGATTTGATAGGGTAACACAAATACCCATCAATATTTTTAATTCTTATTTTATCTTTACATTTAACTAATTCTTCAATTGTATATTCCATGGAATAAGAACCACCTTTATCACTAAAAGTTATTGGGTTACCGATACTAGAATTTAATAAAATTAATTGTGATATTAATTTATCTGAAACGGTAGTAGCTTGTTGTGTATTTTTACGTTTATACCCATCACCATGATAATAACCCTCTAATAAAGATTTAATTTGTTCTTCACTTAAGTTATAAACCCAATCAGGAAATTGTTTATTGTGAACACCAGAACCAAACCACTTACTAAAGTTCTCAGCTAAAATTTTTGAATATATAGTACAAGTTTTATTACCATCTTTATTGGTGTAAGAATTATGTTTATTGATGCCAAAATGTCTTTTAAATATATCAATGATATATTCAGAGGCATCATACATTTTATCATTATGAATATTTTGACAAACACTTACATATGAAGATTTATTAGGGTTATTATACCCCGACCAACCATCAGCAACGAAAAAACCAAAAGCGTACAGCAATTCATTTGTTAATTCAATTTCATTAGGAATTGTATTGGCTCTACCATTATTGATTTCATATGTATCAATAAATAACCTATTTGCGTTATTGGTATCCGGTAACTCTTTTTGTTTTAATGTTAATAAGTGATTATTAATATCTAAAAATCTAGATTCAACCCATTTAAAAGATTCGTCTTTTAAATCGTAAATGTAAATCTCATGGTCTTCGGTAACTGACAAATCTTGATTATACCCAAATCCGTTGATATCAACTCTACATTTTTTACGTTCTAAATGTGATGTTGTATCAATAACCTCCTTAAAATTACCTAGGTGAGTATAAACCTTATCACCTTTTTCAATTTCTTCAATTAATTTATAACCTTTAGATGTTAATATATTTTGACCACCAAATAAACATCTATCTTCACATTGCTCATTGTTACCAGTTACCCAATCAAATGAGTTAAAGATAACAATACTACCAGCTGTTAATGTAATACCAACACCAGCAGATTTAATATTTCCTATAAATACTTTTATTTTATCATCAGTTTGGAACCTATCAACAGAATGTTGTTTTTCTCTATTGGTCATTGGTCCATAATGAATAACTGAACTATCACCGAATTTTTGATGTAATTCCATTAATTCATCAGTAAAATTGGTAAATATAATAACTTTTTGACCTTGTTCTATTGCAGTTTCAACTAATTCTATTGTATTAGGTATAGCTTCCATAGCAATATGTTTACGTAAAAGTATCAATTCTACTAAATCACGTTGAATATTACCTCTTTTACCCTCTTTTTTACGTTTTTCGATATATTCATCCCATAAGTTATTATATTCTCTCCAACCTGATTTCGTTAAATCATGATATAACGGTATAATGGTTTTATCCGGCATATCTAAAACATCTTCTTTTTTCCTTCTAAGAATAACATTTCTAGTTTTCATAGCTAATTCTTGTAAATTTGAAGCACCATCAGTAATCCAAATTTGCTTCTTTTTCCCATTCTTAAGCGTTTTAAAGAACCTTCTACCTTCACAGTACCTCGTGGCAAAGAATTGCCAATTCTTCGCTATAGGAGCACCAATAAGCTTTAATAGGTTAAAATAATCCATTGGTCTATTAGCAATCGGGGTACCAGTTAATAACCACACTTTTTCAATACCATGTTTAACACATAGGTCAGTCATTATTTCACCACGAATACTTTTAGGGTTCTTTAAGAAGTGAGCTTCATCAACAATAACCATATCAAACTTAGAATTAACTAATTGATTATTAAATTCAACAACCAAATCTTCCGGGTCACCTTTCTTTTTAGGTTTCTCTAATGTGTGGAAATTTTTAAGAATATCGTAATTTATAATAGTAAATTTACTTTTATTCCATTTCCTACCATTAACAATAGCCGTTTCTTCACAAAAACAATTAATCTCTCTTTCCCAGTTAATTTTTAATGAGGAAGGGCATACAATTAATATTTTCTCAGCACCACTCTCTAAGGCAGCAATAATAGAAACAAGTGTTTTCCCTAAACCCATATCTAGGGCCAAAACACAACCATTTCTACTTAATAAAAATTTAATACCTTCTTTTTGGTGGTCATAAGGTGTTCTACCTAATGTATCCATTTTAGCATATTTATCAAAATCTACATCAACTTCAATTTCTTCGAAATATGGGTCATCTAACACTTGTGTCTTAGGTAACCAATATAATTTACCTTTTTCTTGGTTTTTCTTTACTCTACCGTAAACATGAAACGTTTTCTCGGTTTCGGCTAATATATATTCAACTAATATTTTTTCAGGTACAAATGAAATACCTTCACTTTTTTGAAGTTCTAAACCTAAATATTCTGATATTTTAAGTACTCTATCTATCTTAATAGGGTCTTTATCGTGGTTTTCAGTTATATATGTGGTTTGGCTGGTGGTAAGGTTTATTTTACCATCTCTTTTAAGTTGCTTCTTGAAACGCATTATATATGGGTTTTCACCCTCATAATTTTCCAATAAACTTAATGCCGACCTATCCCTTAAATCTTCTAGTTTAATCATACTATAAATATAATTGCATAATAATAAAAATCAAGGTATTATTACATATTTAAGTTATCTCAAATATTTATCTAGAAAGCAACCTTAAAAGAATGAGTAAAAAGAGAATACCAATCAATAGAGTTAATAAATTTTTTTCACAAGAAGACTTTAATTTAGAAGTAGAATTAGGTCGTGAATATGTCGAGGGAGATATTAATATGACTGTAATATTATTCCAAGTAGATAAACAGGAAAGTGCTAGTGATGATATATACGGTGAGGCCGGTAAAGATGAGATTAGATTTAAAGTTCCGGTTGAACTAAGTGTTATCCTTTTATTTAATGAACCTGAAAACAAAACATACAACGAAAGTGGTGGTTCATTAAGATATTTACAAGATGGACAACTTAAATTTGGTCTTTATGATTCACAACTAACTGAATTAGACGCTAATATTAGTTATGGTGATTATATTGGTTATGCTGTTAGTGAAACCGAGATGAGATATTTCAGTGTTGTAAATGATGGAACTAAGAATTACGATAATGCGCATACCATTTTAGGTTTTAAAGGTGCTTTCAGAACTATTTTAGCTGCACCGGTAGATGAATCAGAATTCCGTGGCTTGTAGACATATTTATTAATATGAGAAAAATTGAAATATACACGTTATCAGATAAAAATGGTATTAGATATGTTGGTAAATCTAATAATACCGATAAACGATATTATAGACATATATTTGACGCTAAAACTAAAAAGAAACTAAATAAAAGAGATGCTTGGATTAAATCATTATTAAATAAGAATATGAAGCCAATATTAGAAGTTATTGATGTAGTTGATGAAAGTGAATGGATTTTAATGGAAAAATATTGGATATCACAATTCAAAACATGGGGTTTTGAATTAAAGAATATGACTGATGGTGGTGATGGTCTTTATGGTCTTAAACATAGTGTTAAAACTAAAAAGAAAATGTCTGAAACTAAAAAAGGTAAAACACCCAAAAATATTAACTTTCTCCATCAATCATCTATAAAGGGTAAAATTTTTCAATATGATTTAAATGGTAAAAAAATAAAAGAATGGGAATCGGTTAATAACGCTAAAAAGAAGTTAAATATTACTAATATTGATTTAGTAATTAAAAGAAAAAGGAGTTCAGCTGGTGGGTATATATGGAGATATAAGACGGAACCGTTAACAAATGAAGAATTAGATATAATTAAAGAAAAACATGATAAACAAAAACCAAAAAAGGTTATTCAAAAAACACTAAAAGGTGAATTTGTAAAGGAATGGGGTTCTGTTAATGAAATAAAAAAAATATATAAACACATAAATTCAGTATTAAGAGGTGATAGGAAAACAGCTGGTGGGTATTTATGGTTATATACTATTTAAAAAAATAAATATGGGTTTACCAAAAAATTATAGAAAAAATCTTAGTATCCTACCAAAAAAGTATGGTCCGGACCAAAGACAAGAATTATTAGACCAAATAATGGATAATGGTACTTATCTCCCTAGGGGTGTGTTACATGAGGATATGGATGCTAAGTTTATCGAATTTGTTGAAAAAGATTTAGAAATAATAATAGATGGTGAAAGAGTACCTGTTATTTTTTTAACATTACAAAGATGGGCTGAATTCAGTAGAACATGGGAATTTAGTGGAAAACATAAAAACATTAAAATACCATTTATAACAATAGTTAGAAGACCAGATGTTCAACCGGGTACTAACCAACAAAGTTTATGGAATACTGCTGCTAGGTTAACATATACTTACATGCAAGTACCTACTTTTGATGGTATAAGAAAAGGTGTTGATGTTTATAAGATACCTCAACCGACAGCGGTTGATATGACATATGAAGTTAGATTATTTTGTAATAAAATGAGGGATTTAAATAAAATTCAAACCAAAATACATCAAGCTTTTAGGTCAAGACAATTTTATATTACACCTAACGGACATCCAATGCCGGTTGTATTAGATAGTATTGGTGATGAAAGTCCAATAAGTGATTTCGAAAATAGAAGATTTTATGTTCAATTATTTGAAATGAGATTACAAGGGTATATTTTGGATTCAGATGAATTTGAGGTGATACCGGCTAAAAATAGAGCTTTATTATTATATGAAGCTGAAGAGAAAGTTAAGAAACCAACTGTTAAAATTAAATCAGATAAAGATACTAGTTTAATCACATATTATTTAATATTTAAAGCATATTCGGATACGTTTTTTACTACAACAGCTGCATTTGATATGAAATTTACAGAAATAAGTGGTTTATTAAATATTAATTCATTGATAATAACGCTTAATGATAATATTGTAACAGTTCCTTTTGTTGCTGCTGAAGGTGATGAAATAACTTTCACAATTACTAAATCAGCACAATTAGAAGGAAGATTTACATTAAATGGTAATTTATTATAAGATATGACAATACAAAACAATAGTTCAAATATAAACAAAACATTCATCATTGGTGACCAAGGTGGAAGTGGTGATTGTGTAACAATTACTAGTTTTATACAACCATGTACAGGTGATACAATACAAGTACAAGGTAATTTATCAGCTAATACCATATCAGCAACTACATTATATGGAGATGGGTCTAACTTAACTGGTATAACAGCAGCTACGTCTAGTAATTTCGTATATAAGAGTGGTGATACGATGACAGGTGGTTTATATACCCCATCATTAAGTGCAACAACTGTAAGTGGTGGGTCAATGTTTGTTACCAATGGTGATTTAACATTTGGTACATCAGCTAGTACATTACAATTTGCTGGTAATACAAATGATTTTGTTAGAGAAGAAGGTGTTGATGGTGTTTCATTGGGTGGTCAAAACGCAGTTTATTTAAGAATAGCAAATAGCGCAAAAGCTGCCTTAAGTTCTAGTGCATTTTATGGTGCTGGTATCGATTTAGGTACATCTGGTTTACCTTGGGGTGATTTTTATGTAAATGGAAATATAAGTAACCCAACTACAGGTGATGTATTAATTAATGATAATCTTAAAATCACCGGTGATTTAGTTGTTTTAGGTACTACAATTACAGCTAATACTGAACAACTTCTTATAAAAGATAATACCCTTACGTTAAACTTCGGTGAAACCGGTGGTACAGTTACCAAGGGCGTTGCCGGATTAGAGGTTGACCGTGGAACTGGTGATACTTATGCAATGTTATTCGTTGAATCATCACAAACATTCAATGTGGGTGTTTCAGGTGATACACAACCCGTAGCTACTAGAGAAGAAACCCCTATTGATACAGGAATAGCCTATTGGGATAATACAGCAAATAGGTTTGATACTACATTAGATTTAACAGCTAATACAATAACGGCAACAACTATATCAGCTGATACATTATATGGTGATGGTTCTAACTTAACTGGTATAACAGCAGCTACGTCTAGTAATTTTTCAGATGTATTAAGTAATAACAATCAAACAGCTGGTAATGATATATATATAACCAATGGCGATAAAATAAGATTCCAAGGTTCTGGTGGTAGTTATATTAATTTATTAACAGATAACACATTAGGTCCTCCTATACCTAGAGAACTTTTATTACCTAATAGCAGTGGTAGGTTAGTATCAGACTTAGGTGTTGATACACTTAGTATCAACGATATTGTAGTTCAGAGTTCAAGTGGTACTATTAAAACTAGTTCAACAGTTAAATACTCATTAAATGACACGGATAAAACAATATCAGTATCTGATGCTAATTCACCAAATGAATACAAATCTGCTATAGGTGCTGGTTTATTATGGGCAGCTAGTAATATTGCAAACACATATACATCAGATATTTCAGCTAATGTTTTCACATATAGTAAAACATTACATTCTATTTTTAGATTATTTAGAGCTAACATAGATTCTATTTATAGTATTGGTGTTATTCAATCTGGTGATACTTTAGGGGAGCTATCATTTGATGGTGATGATTCAAGTGGTGGCGCATCAAGTGGTGGCGCATCAATAATAGCAAAAGCAACTGAAAATTGGTCTAGTGGTTCTCAGGGTACTGAAATTAGTTTAAGAACATGTGAGAATGGCTCATCAACACAAGTTGAAAAACTTAAAATATTTAATAATGGTGATGTAACCATTAATAATTTAAGTGGTACAACTACTAGAGACCTTAAAGTTGATTCAAGTGGTACATTAGTTGTTAGTAGTGATAAACAAACATCAACCGGTGTTACAGGTACAACAGTTGTTGATACGTTTACTGATACTGATGCAGATGCTTGTGTTTGGGGTTATGTTGTTAAATCAACATCCGGAATAAGAGCTGGTACAATAACAGGTACTTGGTCAGCTAGTACAGATGTAAGTGAATTTTATGAAATATCTACTAATGATATTGGTAATACTGAGGGTGTTTCTTTAAGTGTAGATATTTCAAGTAATAACGTAAGATTAAATGCTACCGTAACAGGTGGTACTTGGACAATTAAAACTAATAGAACACAATTATAATATATGATGGTTTATAATTCAATAACTATTACCTTAAATTTGGTAGATAAAAAGGTTTTTAACTTTTAAAACCATATTTATAATTAAAGAAAAATAATATATTTCAAAAAATAAAAATTAAATGGCTAATAGTGTATTCGTAAGTCCGGGTGTATATACATCAGAAAAGGATTTAACCTTTGTAACTCGTCAAGTAGGCGTTACAACATTGGGATTAGTAGGTGAGACCACTCAGGGACCAGCTTTTAACCCAGTATTTATAACAGACTATAACGAATTCAAAACATTTTTTGGTGGTCTGAACTCAACAAAAATCGCAGAAAATGGTGCTCCAAAATATGAACTACCATATATTGCAAAATCTTATTTAAGTGAATCAAATCAATTGTTCGTAACAAGAGTATTAGGTTATTCTGGTTATGATGCTGGTCCAGCTTGGGGTATTACTCTAGATGCTGCACTGGATACTACAACAACTGGAACTTCAATAGCTTCAACTACAGTAGCTGATTTCATTACTTTTAGTGCGACTGCTGATTCAATTTTAACAGCTATAACAACAAATGAAACGTGGGTACAAACATTATATGATAATGGTGATTTAACTGCTGATTTAGCTGGTTTACCAAGTTTAAGTGTTAGTGCTCCGGGTTCAGTTGGGGTTGTATGGAATAAAAATCCTTTAGATGGTAGTACTACTGATTTCAGTGGTGTATCATTCACATATTATGTAACAGCAAAAGGTAACGCACCTAGTGGTGAAGTAACCGGTACAACCAGTGCTTCATCAATAACATATTATTCAGGTACATCATATAGTGATGTTGAAAATAAACTTGTAGCAACATTAAGAAGTAGAGGTTCTTATGACGGTGACGAAGTATTAAACTTTGAATGTTCAGGTACTAGTGATGTAGTAATAGATGGTTCTGTTACAACAGCACAAGAGGCACCATTAGGTGTATTCAGATTGAGTGCTAATTCAGTAACTCAAGGTGCTATGACATATGATGTATCACTTGATGCTTCTAAGAAAAGTTATATTACAAGAGTATTAGGTAAAACACAAAGTGATGGTAAACCAGCAATCTTCGTTGAAGAAATGTATAAAAACATGTTGGATAATTATATCACAGATGGAAAAGTTAGGGGTGTTAAATTAACATTACTTAATTATGGTGAGGAATATGATGATAACCTAGTTGAATATGCTGGTGCTGTAACTCCTTATATTGTATCTGAAGTTCGTGGTTCTAATATCATTAGATTATTCAGATTATGGACAATATCTGATGGTAATTCTGCTAACTCTCAAATTAAAGTTTCTATAGAAAACATTAAACCAAATGATAAAGAATTTGATGTTGTTATTAGAAATTATAATGATACAGATGCTAAACCAAGTAAATTAGAAAGATTCACACGTTGTAATATGAACCCAGCTTCAGATAATTTTGTAGCTCGTAGAATTGGTTCATTAGATGGTGAATATGCTTCTAAATCTAATTATGTATTAGTTGAGTTGGATGAAGACTCTGATTTTTCAGATGCTTTCCCAGCTGGATTCGTTGGTTTCCCACAAAGAGATGCTGATGCTAATACTGATACTAATACAGGTGTACAAAACCCAAGTATTACATATAAACAAACTTATGGAAATTATGAAAATAAACGTAAATATTATTTAGGTTTATCTAATACAGTAGGTATTGACCAAAATTTCTTCAATTATAAAGGTAAGCCAGATTCAAGTACAACTGATATTTGGACAGGTTTAACTGATGGTTTCCATATGGATAGTGGAGCAACTGCTGCAACTATTGATGGAATTGCTGAAGCAATTGATTTAACTGGTGGAACTGTTGAACCTGTTTATACATTTGATGTTGGTAACGCTGAATTAAGAACTGATGCTGGTATAGTTGGAACTGACTATGAAAACATTAGGTCTCGTAAATTCACATTAGCACCATATGGTGGTTTTGATGGTTGGGATATCTATAGAACAAGAAGAACAAATAAAGATACTTACGCCATTAATGGTGTTAAAGGTATTGCTGGTCTAGGAAGTAATTTCTCAGCATTAGCATTAACTGATGGACAAAATGGTAATACTTCTGATTATTACGCATATTATGAAGCTATTAGAACATTTGATAACCCAGAGGCAGTAAATATTAACGTATTTGCAACACCGGGTATCGATACTTTGATAATAGTAATCTTATTGAAGCTGCAATCGAAATGGTTGAAACTGATAGAGCTGACTCATTATACATTGTTACCACACCTGATACAGATTCAGCTGGTGACGTATTAGATGTTGAAGATGTTGTAGCTACATTAGAAGATGAATTCGATAGTAACTATTCATGTACTTACTGGCCTTGGAACCAAATTAATGATGCTGAAAATAATGTATACATGTGGGTACCACCTACAAGAGACGTTGTTAGAAACATAGCTAGAACAGATAATATCGCATTCCCATGGTTCGCAGCTGCTGGTGTGAATAGAGGTGATGTAGATTGTATCAAATCTAGGGTTAAATTAACATTAGACCAAAGAGATACATTATATGATGGTAGAATTAACCCAATTACCACATTCGCAAGTGAAGGTGTTAAAATTTGGGGTAATAAAACGTTACAAATTGCTGATACAGCACTTAATAGGATTAATGTTAGAAGGTTATTACTTCAAGCTAGAAAACTTATTTCAGCTGTTGCAATCAGATTGTTATTTGAACAAAATGATGACGTTGTAAGAAACCAATTCTTAAGCTTAGTTAATCCTATCTTAGATGGTATTAGAGCTGAAAGAGGTATTACTGACTTTAGAGTGACTGTTGACAATTCTCCGGAATCAATCGATAGAAACGAATTAATTGGTAAAATCTATATCAAACCAACGAGAGCATTAGAATTCATAATTGTTGAATTCAATATTATGCCTACTGGTGCTAGTTTTGATGACATTTAAAAACACTCAAAACATATCTAAAAGGACTCATTTATATGGGTCCTTTTTTTGTGTTTGTTTTTATCAATTAATTTTAGTATCTTTGTGGGATGAATACAATTAATATATTCGATTGGGATGACAATATATTGTTTATGCCAACAAAAGTATATTTGGAACAATGGATATATAATGGATGGTTCCATAGAGAGGTTTCAACAGAGGATTTTAAATTTTATAGGGATAAACCTATGTTTAGAATGACACCTGATTCTTTTAAAGATTTTAAAGATAATGATAAATTCACTGAAGAAGTTCAAATAGCAATAAATAATTATAAAAGTACAGGACCATCTTTTAATGATTTTAAAGGTGTGTTAATAGAAGGTAAGAAATTTGCTATTATAACAGCAAGAGGTCATTCTAGAAAAACTATTATGAATGGTATAATGCTATTAATAAATGAAAAATTCACTGAATTAGAAATAAATGAAATGGTAGATAATGTAGGTGATATATTATCTTACTTAAGGAATCAATACACATATGCTGTAGATAGTCCAGACTTTAAGAAAGAATTTTTTGATAATAAAGATAATAATTTAAAGTGGGGTGAATATTCTAATAAAACTAACCTTAAGAAAGTTATAGCTTTAGAAGAATATATAAAAATACGAACTAGTGAAATCGGTTCAGATGAAAAATTAAAAATATTTTTTAGTGATGATGATATTAATAACATCAAGGTAATTCATAATTACCTCAAATCATTCAAAATAAGCCATTCTAACGCATCTTTTATCATTTATGATACATCCACCGGT